ACTATCTTGCAGCTGGTGAAAAAGTTCAATTGATCGGTTTTGGTAACTTTGAAGTTCGTGAGCGTGCAGAACGTAAAGGTCGCAACCCACAAACTGGTAAAGAAATGACAATTGCAGCTTCTAAAGTACCAGCATTCAAAGCTGGTAAAGCTCTTAAAGACGCTGTTAAATAATGAATTTAGAAAAAGCCCGTCATATCAAGTATTTGAGCTTGTGTGACAGGCTTTTTTTATGTATAGGGGGCAAAAAAGGGGCAAAACTATAAATTATCTAGCAAGTTGAGTATATTGTCATCCATCTTCTTTGTAACGTGTGTATAGATTTTATTTGTGGTACGAGAGTCAGAATGACCTACTCTAGCCATAATTGCTTTTAGAGGCACATTATTCTCTGATAGCCTACTCACTAGCGTATGTCGAAATATATGCGATGTGAGATGCTTATTGATTGGGTTTTTAAGTCGATTATTTGCTTTTTGAATCGCTAAATTAAACGAGTTGTTCTGAATAGGTATTCCGTTCTTAGTAACAAAGATGAATCCGAGATCTTTAAAGGTTTCTCTTGTATTTTTCGAAAGTTCATTTATTGAGATGAATTCTTTTAATATTTCAAGTTCTCTCTTTGACAAGGAAACCGTTCTGAAACTTGCAGCTGTTTTTGTTGTTGTTTTTAATCCTTTAGAATATCCTACAGTCTTATCTAGCGTTCCGTGTATTTTAACAGTCTTGCTTTCAAAATCAATGTTCTCTTTTCTGAGTGCTATAGCTTCACCTATCCGACAACCGTTGTAAGCCATAAATTCAGCAAGCAATCCTAACCTATACGTTTTATCTGTTCTATATAGCTCAGAAAGCAATCTTTCTAACTCATCTTCTTCAAGGAATTTCTTTTCTGTCTTTTCTAAGTCTTCAATAGTCTTTACGAGCTTTGGAAGTTTCGCACGTCTTGCAGGATTGTCTTCAATATACTCAAGATTGACTGCGTAATCGAGAGACAAATTTAGAATTAATTTATATCGCTCTAATTTTGATCGTGAAAGGTCAAGGTCATTTAAAAAACGCTGGATGAATTTTGTATCAATGTTACTCACTTTCACAGATAGATCAAAATCCTTTTTAAAATCATTCACACTGCTGGTCAGAGAGCTGATAGAGCTTCCTTTGATTTCTTTTTGATAAAATGTCCACCACTCATCTAAAATGTGTTCATAGACGATATCAGTAGTTTGTATTTTCTTTAGCGTTTCTTCCAATCGCTCATCCAGAAGCTTTTGCGCTTCTTTCTTAGCCCTTGCTGATCCAGAGTCCAGAGTTATAGATACCCTTTTCCATTTCTCAGTATAAGGGTCTTTATATCTTTCAAAAAATTTGTATTTACCGTTGGGAAGTTCTTCCATCCACATTGATTTTACCTCACTTTTTTGTTAAAATGGGTATAAGAAAACGACCTTTTGAATGGTTGTTTCTTATACAGGATATCCTCACACTCAAAGATGGCCGTCGGAGAGTGTGGGGATTTTTTGAGTTGTTTCCAAAATGGAAAAAGTTGTCAGCTCGTCAGATAATAAAATAAGGTGTACCTCTTAGAAGTACACCAGACGATTTTATCCTTGACGAACAAGGCTTTTTTACATTCTTAGTGTATTTCTTTTTTTAATTTCTGTCAAGCAACTGTTTCTAACTTGGAGACAATTTCAATTTCAATGTTTTAAATAGTTTCAAAAAAAGCCTCCTCCAAGTAAATGGAGAAGACTTCTTCCGCATCAGACCCCGTAGAGTTACTGACACTTTTTCTTTAATTATCTCCATTTTACTGTATTGTTTAATTTCTGTCAAACGTCAACTTATTCTAAAGACTTATGTTTACTAGAATATAAAAAGAAAAGTAGCCGTATCAAATACGGCTACCATCACGTTATGGATCTAAAATCCAAATGTAAACTTTATGGAGCTAAACTCCTGATAGCTGTATTGTAATATAATTATAAAAAAAAGTCAAGAGATTAGAAAAGGTATAATTCTTTTAACTTTTCGTTAATTTTGTCCAATGTGTTATCAGATACTTTCATTTTTCCGATCGGATCTAATTTATTTTTCTTTAAAATTCTATCTTTGCTGATTGTTTGAAGGTTATTACACTTAGCATAAGAACGCTTAATGTATTTTTTATAGTATTGAGTTAATTCAATAACGTCAGCTATTTCTGATTGTGTTCGCTTAAGGTTGTCATCGTCTATTATCTTAGGTTGAATTATTTCGTTTGAAAATTGTTCTGTGTAAGCTTGGTAGACATCCGATAAGGCAGCTTCGGTAATTGCATTATTGGAATCTAAATATTTTAGGTAGGCAAATAATTCTTTGTGTAATTTTTCAATATATTCATCAAGTAAAATAGTAGGATATTCCGCAATAATTTCGTCTATGAGTACAGTATCTATTTGATTTTTAGATGTTAGAGGAATTACTGTGAGTGTTTTTTTATAAGGACTATCTACTTTGTCTAAGACGATCGCCCAATGATTATTTGATAATTCTCCGCCTATGTTTACACCAAATTCTACAAATACTAGAGAGCCACGGCTGAATTTCCAATATTTTCTTTTTTGAGTTTTGGCTTCAAATAAGAATTGTTCAGATTGTCTTTTAACTGCTGGTGCCAGAAATCTGTATTTAGAAGATGTATGTTTTGCTTTACCAAGTTTATAGAGTTTTTCAACTTCTATGTAGTTTTGTTTGGTTTGTTCAAAATATGGATTTTCTTTATTCATTTTATTTCTCTCTATACACCCCGACTACTGCAAAAATCTTGATGTGTGTGTCTTCGGCTGGTGGAAAGTCTAGGATGATGTCTTCATACTTGTCATTGAGTGACACTAGGCGTAAGCGTCCGTTTTCGGTATATATCTTCTTGAAGTAAGAACGGTCTCCGTATGCGATAACTGCTAAATCTCCGTTGTAGGTGGTCAGTCCTTTGTCTACCAAATAGAGAATATCTCCGTCTTGGTAGTCAGGTTGCATGGAGTCTCCACTTACCTTAGTTGCAATGTCATGACGTGGTGGTTGCTCGTCAACCTCTATAGTCTCTCTATCTGTATCATCGTAACCAAATCCATAGTTAAATCCACGAGCTGCAGCCGTCTCAGATACTACCTCGACTTGATACAAGCTGATGATGTTCTCCGACACTTCGTTTATCTTCGTTTTTTCTTCGTTCCTCTGTTCGTCGAGTTGCCTCTCTGCATAGGTTAAGACCTTGGCTTGTCTTGGAGGTTTTAGTTCGTCGTAGATGGTTTGGATTTGGGGAGTGGGATTAACAGATGAAGGTTTCGATAAATCAAACAAATATTGAGGCGATACACCCAAAGCCTGAGCATATATTCTTATATCTCCTTCATCTAATTGTCTATTCCCGTTCTCATGGTTAGAAATTGTATTTTGTTTAAAACCTGTCAGCTCGGCAAGTTTTTTTTGAGTTAACTTTTTGGATTTTCTCACCTCTTTAATTGAGTTTCCTAGTATATTCATATCAATTAACTCCTTTCTTTTTTATTATATACCAATGTGATAAAAAAATAAATAAAAAAATCTCAAAAAGTGATAAAAAGTTATTGACTTATATCTCAAAATGAGATATAATTAAATCAAGCTTAAGGAAATAACAAAAACAAATCGGAGGAAAACACAATGAACACATTAAACGAGAAAGCCATCAACATCTTCAAAGCAGTGGTTGCAGAAACCTTACTTCAAAACACATACGAGGAACGTTTCCTCTATGGTCAGCTTGAATCATTCTGGAACAACTGCCGTCAGTTCGCTTTCGGATGGACAGAGTTGGGAGAAGAGATCGAACGTCAAGAGCGTTACCTTCTCGATGCTGGTTTCACTCAAGATGAAATCGATGACATTCGCTTCGATGCAGCGTTCACAGGAATGCAGGACAAAATGAATGTAGCCTGATCGGTAGCACTAGGGTTCGACTCCCTGGCAGGCTGTTGCTCATAGAGCAAGAAAAATAAAAAATAGAAAGGAGCAGAAAGATGAACGAACTTGAAAAAACAGAAAACCTAGCCCTTAAACGTGAAGTGGCTAGGTTGAATAAGGTCATTGAGATAATGACGGAGCAGTTAATAGAGTCATATCATGCACAAAGTGCTATCCTGTGTGACAAGGAAAACAGCACCAAAAACAGCCATCAAAACGGAAACCCGTAGGATTCCATTCATACATTTGTCGGATGGCTTCTTGACAATCTGATTTCCAGCCAATTTCAATCTGATTTTCTATTTGTGGTAAGTAAGAGCAGGTAGTAGTGTGAACTTCATGACGTCCGTTCTCATCTGCATTTTTATTACAAACGTAAATTGGCATATAATTATCTCCTTTCTATTGAAATTTTTGACTAAAACGGTGAGAGGTCCTAGTCAAAATTATTATAGCAAATTAGGAGAAAATTACCTCAGCCTTGAGACTGATATAGGAGGTTGAATGGAAGATAAAATCATCGAACTTGCTGATTACTTCATCAGCGAAAACACAACTTACAGAGAGGCTAAAATAGCGTGTGAGAAGCTATTAAAACAAGTCAGCCATGAGATTGAACTCAGGGCGCTGGAAAGTAAGACAAGGGGGAACGATAATGGAACAGCCGCGTGTTAATGTTGATATTTCTGGTATAGAAAAATTAGCAGAAGTGACTCAAGAGGAGACTGTAAAAGTATTAACATACGATGAAATAGAGTTGTTAAAACCAATTACTCGTCTTCATAAATCTATCTTTAGGCAAACAGAATACTTATCAGAGCAGTTGACAGAAAGGCTTCATCACCTTGAGGACTACAATAGTCCCATAGATGAAGAAACAATTAGATTAGCTGAGGCAACTATAGAATTTTATAATCTACTAATCAAGTCTCCTAGTATTAGTGCAGTTGTCAAGGAGATTGTGAGCGAGGGACATGAGAGTTAAAGCGGTTAAGGCATCATTAACACTATCTGGATTGTAGTGTTTAAGTTTATGTGCTTTGGAATTACGATAAAGATGCGCGATTGTCAGAAGTAAATTCTTCAATCCTTTATATTCACTTTGTTCGTCGAGAGTCTGTAATTTATTTCCGTTGATAATCATAACGGGTTCTTTGATTTTAAAACATTGGTCTATTAGACTTGCTGAGTCCAGAGACGAACCGGTTAGTAAACGAATGCGGTGAAAGATTCCTTTACTTGCTTCAAATACAGCATGAAAATAATTTTCTTGTAAGAGTTCCTGGGTGCAGAACTTTAGGACATTTGGATGAACATTTAATGTTCTCAACATATGATCAAGTGATTCAAATCGTTTCTTTGCCTCAACTAAAGTTTTTGAAGCAGTAGTAATAACTACATGTCCGTTATCTGATATAGTGAGCCCTTTTAGGGAAAGAACGACATTTAGTTTTAATCTTAAGTTTTCAAAATCTGAAACCTTATCGATGTACCTCAAAGGATTGCAGATATACTCAATTACAAGTTTGATATTAGATTTATCTTGTGTTTTGTTGAGTATATCAGACATGATATTGTGAACTCTACAGTGTTTATTGAGCCCAGAGTTCTGGTCGTTTTGGGGATATCCTAAGACTTCTCCCATCCTTGTGATTTCAGAATGTGAAACATAATCAGATAGTATTTTACTGATTGTATCTACAAATTGTGTATCAATACTTAACATAGCAAACCTCGTTTTTATTAAACATTATATCAAAAAGGAGAAACGAAATGAGACCAAGACGATATCCTTACAAAACAATAAGACCCCTTCCGTCAACGAAAAGGGTCAAGGATGTAATCAAACTTTTGCAATTTATCAAGCAGGATCATCCGAATCCTAGTGAATACATGAAGCCAAGAGTGAAAGCATTGGCTGAACTCACTAGCGATGATGTTAGAGATTACGATTTGAAATTTGCTCCATCAGAGCTTGTATCTCAACTTCGTGATTTGCAATCATCTTTCTAATATAAGGAGGACAAAGCATGAAAGAAAAACTAAACGAATTTCTAAAATTCAGAAGCCAATTTACAAAACGAGAATGGATTGAAATTAACCAAGCCGTCGAAGCTCGTTTAAACCAAAAAGCCGACCAGTTGAAACTGGACGACTCAGATGTAGAAATCATTTCTGAAAGACTAGAAAAAGTTATCTAGAAACGATTTGGATGAACATTGGATGAATACGATAGTCAGCGCCACGATAGTGGATGTAGATATAATCCTGATGGTACATAGTGTTTGCTTCAGGTTTAGAAATTGGTGAGTAGAGTTCTGCATTTTCTTCCCACCAAATGTAAGGACTAGCCATATTTGGTCCCATTACACAATCGTCGTCGGCTGATAGGTTCACCCAATTTCCGCAAAGACATGCGTGAATTTCAGTCATAACATCACCTCCTTTCTGACTACATTATAGCAGAATTGTGAGGAACAAATAGAAAAATAAGGAGGTAGGAACGTGCAAAAACTTACAAAAAAACAAAAATTGAGAAAACAAGAATTAAAGCCTAAAACTAAGCTGAGAAAAGAACGGAAAAAGCACGAACTCACAACAGTTTTTATGGCTGATTTAATCGGCTTGAAAGATCGAAGACAATACGAACAAAAAGAAAGTGGTAAAGCGCCATTCCACGATTATGAAATATCGATTATATCCAATTATTTTCACAAGACAGAAAGTGAATTATTTTTTTAAAACAAAATATCTCAGAACGAGATAGAGAGGAGGGCGTATGACAGACTTTAAAAATTTAGATTGTCAATTTATCTTTCAAGAATGCGACTGAAAATTATACTGCTGTTAGTAATAGCTTTATCAACGATCCTGCACTAGATTTTACAGCTGTTGGCATCATGATGGTGGTGCTGGCCAATCACCCAGATTGGCAAGTCTATCCGGATGAGATAGCTAAAAGAAAAGGTGTAAGTCGGGATATGATAGATAGACATTTCAAGAAGATAGAGAAGGCCGGTTATCTCAGAACTTTTAAAAAAAGTCTCGGACGAGGAAAAGGAGTTCAGGTCTTTCGGTTCTTCTCAGATGTTAAAATTACCGATTTTCAATTTGAAATTATGCTACAGAGATTAGAGGAGGCTTTACAAAAGTTATCCACAGATTAGCAGTTACATTTCCTTATTTTACAAATCTGTATTTTACAAATCTGTATTTTACAGATCAGTAAAATAAGGCACTAACAAATATTAACTAACAACAAGTATTAACTAACAATAAATACTAACTAACAATAAGTCCTACTTCTCTTAATAAATAAAAGAGAGGGTAGAAAAATAAATATAAAGGAGAAGGGAATGAGACCAAAACGATATCCGTATAGCGGGAAAAGAAAAAAGCCTATCGGACAATCGATAGACTTTAAAATAGATCAAAACGTTATTCTTCAGTTGGCTTTTCGAATTTCCCAATCGAAACACCCAATATCTGGTCTAAAAATAGACAAACATATGGCATTTTGAATGGTCCACCGATTGAATTGGTGCGAACTTCAACATCTACTAAAAAGATTGCTGTTGGATTTTTTTCATCGTATTCAGAAACTCGAAGATTTTTAATCGTTTGAGCAATCGTAGATATGTGAGGATAATCATCATTACCAGGGGTGTAAAGTTTGCCAATATATTGTCCAGCAGCTGTTTGGACTATCAACTTGTGGCCTGTATCTTCAGCAATAATCCCATGTGTGAGTAGAATGTCATATTTTGCTAAGTTGTTACTCATAGCCTTTCCTCCTTTCTGTTTGAATTTTGACTAAAACGTGAGAGGTCTTAGTCAAAATATATTATATGCTAAAAAGCAATGTTTGTCAATATATTGTGTGAAAGAGAGAATGAAATCCAAAATCAGCACAATATATAGTGCAATAGCATATATAAGCACAAAAAGTAAAAAAATAAAGCTAGATAACTAGATAAGGAGAAAAAAGCTATGCTTTGGGAAAAAATATCTGAAAAACTTTCAGAACGAAATTGGACAGTTTATAAACTTTGCTTAAAAGCAGGTATCGGACCTGCTGGAATCTATCGTTTAAGAGATGGAGAGGTGAAAGATTTATATTTTGACACAGTTAAGAAAATCGCTGATGCGTTAGAGATCAGCATAGATGAACTAAGATAAAACAAAAAAGCACCTGACGGCAATCAGGCGCATACTAAAATTAAACAAAGTGATTATATCACAGGAGGTTGAAAAATGCCAGTTATAAATAACGTGAATTATCGCCCTGTATCTCAAACTGAAAAAGCTGAGTATGGTGGATATAAAAGCTTAGAAGAAAAATTCAACGATCTATCTGAGACAACTTTAAAACTTTGGGCAAATGAAATGAAAAATCATCCGGAATTTAAATATTTCGTTTATCATCCAACACATAAAACGGTTTTAGTAAATTACAAAGCCTTTGCTCTGTACTGTATGTGGAAGTCACGGAACAGATACAAGACAAAAAAAGAGAGTCTGAGAGAGATGTTGGAAGATTTGAAGAAAGTAAAAGACCTTTTACAAGAGGTTGCTGAATTAGACTTGGAAGATCTTATTGCGTAAGAGGACAAACATGAACATACTAAACAAACTAATAAAATATTTCTTGGGTCAAGAAAGGAATGTAGATTGGAGAATCGTTGCATTAGACTTGAACCGAAAACTAATTGAAACAGAAGAAAAATTACAACAGGCAAATCAGCGCATTGCTGATTTAGAGAAAATTGTAGCAATCTACAAAGAAAAAGAACAGATGGGAGAACAATATGCTTAAAGCAATTCGCACAATCAAGCAAATCAAACAACTTCAGAAAGAATTACACGCTTTCAGTTTAGCTTTTCTGACTCTGCAAGACATTGGCTTGATGCCAGAAACTGAAAAAGGCAAGGCGAAGGCTCAAACAATGCACGATGTAAGCCACATGATCAAGGATATTTTAGACGGCAAGTCAGTAGATGAAGCCACGAAACGATTAGAAATCACAGTTGAAGCAAAAGAAGCTGAAAAGGTGGAGCAGGAAGATGACAAAGATTGAGATTGAAAACCGTGTGTGGCTTTTGGCTAATCATGAAGAAAAAAACGAATTGCTGGATCTTGGCTTAACATCTAAAGCTAGATATGTGAAGCGAGTTTTGGAACTTGGGAAGGTGTATGCTCATGTTTGATTATGACAGAGATATGATGCAACCACCCGAACCACGAGAAGAACTAGACCCGAGCGAGTATGTGTATATTGGTTGTGGCCAATATCGATATGTAGGTGATGAAGTATGATGCAGGAGCTACACGAAGAAATCGATAACTGGCGAGCTGAATACATTCATCTTGGCCAAGAGCTGGGGCAAATTATCAACGATCAACAAGATATTATTGTAAAACTACAAAATGAAAACAAACGTTTAAAACGTGAAAATTGGAACCTTAAGAAGACGAAAGGTAGAAGAAAATGACAAACGAACTAACACACAAACAATTTTTTAACTCACCGGCAGTAAAGCAGAAATTCTCAGAAGTGGTAAATGGAAACGGCCAGCAATTCGTGGCCAGTCTACTTAGCATCGTAACAAATAACAACCTACTAGCCAAAGCTACCAATGAAAGCATCATGACCGCTGCTATGAAAGCTGCAGTTCTTAACTTGCCAATCGAGCCTAGTCTTGGTTATGCGTACATCGTGCCTTACAAGAACCAGGCACAATTCCAAGTCGGATATAAGGGATTGATTCAGCTTGCACAACGAAGCGGACAAGTGACACGTTTAAATGCTGGAGAGGTCTATGAAAGTCAGTATAAAGGGTTTAACCCACTGACTGAGGATCTTGAAGTAGACATGACTGCTATTCCAAAAGAAAAAGAAAAGGTTGTTGGATACTTCGCTTTCATGCGATTGGCCAACGGTTTTGAAAAAACAGTATTTTGGACCAAGGAACGAGTCCAAGCTCACGGTAAGAAGTACAGTCAGTCATTCTCTAGCAAGTATAGCCCATGGCAGTCTGATTTTGATGCTATGGCTCGTAAAACTGTATTGAAGCACATGCTTTCAACCTACGCCCCTCTTTCTACCGAATTGCAGGAAGCTATCGCTGCAGATAACGCAGACAGTACAATCTCAAACAAAAACGAAATCAAAGACGTTACTCAAGAGCCAGTTGCTGAAACGTTGGACGGCATTCTAGGAGCTCCTAACACGCCCACAGAGGGCGGTAACGTGGTAGAGGGAGAATTTACCGAGGAAACCAAAACAACCCCGAAAACGGCTGAAAAAACGGCAAATTCTGACGAGTTAACCTCTACCGAATACCCGGAAGATGAAATTCCAGATTTTGACGAAGTAACAGGCGAAGTTTTGGAAGAAATTAGTCTATTTGAAGGGAACACTATCAACGTGAAGGAGTAGGCTGTGGAATTAGATTTACTTGGCAAGGATTACTATTCAGCAGCTTCTGCACGTCGCTACTGGTCTATCTCGCAATATAAGCGATTTAGAGAGTGCGAAGCACGGGCGTTAGCGGAGCTGGAAGGAGAATGGGAAGACCAGAGAGATAACACGGCTCTCTTGGTCGGGAATATGGTGCACAGCTATTTTGAAAGTCCAGAAGCACATAAGGAGTTCATGGATGAAAATGCAGATGTTATGATTTCAAAAACTGGAAAAACCAAAGGTCAGTTAAAATCCGACTTCTTAGTCGGTCAGCGCATGATTGAGCGACTGGAAACTGATAAGCAGTTCATGGACTACTATGTTGGCCGGAAAGAGGTTGCTGTCACAGGCAAAATCGGAGGCGTGGAATTTAAAGGCAAGATTGACTGTCTCAATGTCGAAAGGGGCTACTTCGTAGACATCAAGACTACAAAATCAGACATCGACAGTATGGTCTGGGTCCAAGACGAAGCAAGCGGCCGAAATATTCAGGTCCGCTGGTTCGAAGCTTGGGGGTATGTCCTTCAGATGGCGGCTTACAAGAAAATGCTAGAAGAGAAGTACGGCAAAGAGTTCACCCCTATTATATACGCAGTGACAAAAGAGCCGACTCCCGACACAAGAGCCATCGTTTTTCAAACTCAGGAAAAGCTTGGCTATGAGCTGACAGAGTTGTCTATGATCATCCAGCGCCTTGACAAGGTTAAGCAAGGCGAAGAGAAGGCGAAGCCATGCGGTCATTGTGAATACTGCAAAACGAAAGCGCTGAGTCAACGTGTGGAGGTGGTCTGATGAGTAAACAAGTAAAAGACATACTAGAAACTCACGACACAGGTTGTCCTCATGGCATCACATTTGCAATACATCAAGATAAAGACGAGTGTATTGCTTTGTTTGGTCGTTCTGGATGGCCTGATCTCAAACCTCGATTTATTCGTTGGAATGAAAGTGTTGAACACAGAACAATGTATCACACAGAAGAAGAGTTACAGGATGCGTATGTTGATAAAGTCAAAGTAGTTGAGGAAGATTTTATCATAATTGAATTGTTGCCATTTTAAGAGGGGAAAAATAATCAAAAACCAACTGTTTCCATTTTGGAAACAACTCAAAAACCAACAAGCCGGGCATTCTTGTAAAACTGCGAACTAGAAAGCGTCAGTAAAGGTCATGTGACCTTGGACGAGCGACTGCCCGTATTTAGCCAAACTCACAACAACAGAGGCAGTCGCATTTTTTAGAGATATGAGCTTAAAAGCAGGTGATTTTGTGAAAATTTTAAAAAATGGAGAATTCTTTAAAATCGTACAAATCAAAAAAATCTACGGAGACTGTATTGAAACCAGTCACGGACTTTATAACAGAACTACACTTGCAAGTCGATTAGATGGTAGGTGTATTATATCAGGGATTGTAAAGTGGGAGGACCAGCATGGAGTGGACGGATTGGGTGGACTGGGAACCTGAAACCAAAACGGACATCAAACCAGGAACAACTATCACACTCGAAATCGTAGATAAGAACATCACGATCACAAATAAAATTGAATATGATATGCAGATGGTTTTTAGAAACCAAGACGCAGACGCTTCTCTTGATACGAATGGCGACGTGTTCGAGCCCCTCTATTGGCTAGACATCAGGGTAACACCAAAAACGCCGACAGAGTATCATACGAGCCTTGGAGTCAAGAGAGAAAAACGCCACTTGGCCGAACTTCAGAAATTCTTTGAGTTCATTGAAAACAACAAGCGCAATCTCTTTGACCTCTGTGGAATCAAGGGAGAGTTGCAATGAAATCTCTGACATTATCGTTAGACATTTCAACTACTGCGACAGGATGGGCCTTATTTGAAGGTTCTATCCTTGTCGAGAGTGGTGTCTTAAAACATAAAAGCAAGTCATTCTTTGAACGCGGCCGCTTCATGGCTAGCGAATTGCGAGCCATTCAATCAAGGGCGCTCCAGAAGTACGACTGTCATTTTGAATCGATTGTGGTCGAGAAGAACTCGGTCATGGGACCAAATCAGCAATCCATGATCAGTATTGGAATTGTAACGGGTATCATCCTTGGACGATTAGTCGCCGACAATGTGTATTTCGTGAACGTGTCGACCTGGCGCAAGCACTGGAAGTTCAGCTACAAAGACCGTAGCAAGAAATCAATGAAGTTGCAAGCAGTTGCTAAGGTGTCCGAAACGTTCGACCTTAACGTTAAAGATGACGAAGCAGATGCAATCCTGATTGGTTCGTATTTCGTAAGCCATGGCCACGAATTTGGAGACCTGGAAAGCCATAAGGTAAGTTGAGGAGTTAGAAGATGAATGAAAAACAAATAACAGATTTAATCGAAAGAATGCGTGAACTTGGTCATATTTACTCTTATCAAGGCGCAAAAAATCTTATCCAAGAATACGAGAAGTTAAACAAACCAGAAAAAGTCACAATCCCGCAGTTTGTGGCGGAAATTATCGAGTATTACAAGGGACAGAACGCTACGTTATATGATGCGCTTAGAGAAAAAAACTTCAACAAACAATACAATGAGTGGTTGATGAATGAAGAGGATGCTTACAACAAAGTTGCTCGCGCTTGGCTGGACGGCTACGAGGTCGAGAAAGAGAAGCGGTACCGGGTTAAATTCATCCAAACCGGGCAACATCTCGCAAAGAATATCTTTCCGTCAAGCGAATATTTTGTCATCAAGACCAGCTCCATTAGCTCCACTAATAGTTTCACCCAAAAAGAACTAGAAGAAGCAGACTTTGGCTGGGTATTCGATTGTCCAGGAATCAAGATCGAGGAGGTGGAGTGATGAGAGTGTTCATGGAGTTCGTTGACGACGAAGAAAAGCCGGCAGTGGAGAAACTCAATGAATATATTGAAAAAGCCAAAATAGCAACAAGTGGCAAGGCGAAAATAAACATTATAGGTTACCAAGTTGCACGTTACGAACAAATAAACAAAGAAAGAACTTACATTCTTGTCGAGGAGGTCATAGATTGAAACGAAGAAAAAGCATATCTAAAGCCACTCGGCAGAAGGTTTTAGATAAATACGGTGGTCACTGTGCTTACTGTGGCAAGATTTTAGATTTGAAAACTTTGAGAGTGGATCATTTGCATCCTCATTATCGAGGCGGAGAAGATAGTTTTGAAAACTATATGCCCGCTTGTTATCAATGTAATTTCTACAAATCTACTTTTTTGTTAGAAGAATTTAGAGAGCAGATGTCTACCTTGCACGAAAGAATCAGCAAGCCATTTATAGCAAGACTTGGGTTAGATTATGGAATTATTGAAATCAAGCCTTTTAATGGTAAATTTTATTTTGAGGAGGAGGCATGAAACGATTCATCGTAATATGGCTACTATTATCTGCTGGATTG